ACACGGTCAGCGAGGCTAGTGCCACCATTCGGGAACAACTGATATTCGACACGCTCAAGCCGGTCACTAATCGTGCGGCCCTGACGGTCAACACCAAGCATCTGGTCAATACGATGAATGGCTTTATACGTGGTGTACCCAAACTTCATAACAACTAGCAGCGCAACAACTATCGCTGAAACGCCGATAAGCCATTCCACGACCATGTAGTCGGTAATGTCCATGACTCAATGCTCTTCAGGCTCCTCGCCAGAAGGCGGGAGGTCAGGAGTCAAGTGCGTGAGAGCGAGAGTAGGCGCGAGAACCGCAGCGATAGCAGCGATCCACAAAGGCGCACTAGCCTCACCAATCACACCGTAAGCGACCAGCAGCGGCACGGCAGCGAGAGCGATCCCGTACAGCCACTTGCGTCCCTCACGAGACATCAACTTATTTATCATGGGGTTTTCCTCTCACATATGCGGGGGGTTGATGGGTTTGCTAATTAGCCGAGTGCGTAACGAATGATGACGAGTCCACTCGTCCCACTACCGCCGTAGCGAGTGCCAGTCGCACTTGTGTATCCCGCGCCACCGCCACCGTTGCCGTACCCAGTCGCGTCAAGCCCGTTCTGGTTAGCACTCGTACCTGAACCGCCACCGCCACCGCCGAGGCCACCCTGACCGGGAGTGGCGATCGTGGTGTACCCACCGCCACCGCCGCCTGCGGCGATACCGCGTGTCGTCCCATCGAAGTTCAAGAGCAAGCCGTCGCCGCCCTTACCCGCAGGGTTACCGCTAACGCCGGGAGTGACGCTGCCGCCAGTCTCCGTGTAACCACCACCGCCGCCACCGCCATACGGGACTGCCGTATGGGCTGGGTTTGCGTCGCCTCCGTCGTTCCCCTGACCAGCGGTTCCCGCCGCTCCAAGCGGGTAACCAGGACTCTGGCTGGTTGCTCCACCACCACCGCCAGAACCACCAGCAGTTGCGGGGACGCTTGTGTAACCGGACGCACCCCTACCGCCACCAACAGCGGTCAACGCTCCAAACGTGGAATCCTCACCGGGGGGGTACTGGGCGTAGTACGAGTTCCCTTGACCGAACTTCCCGACGTAGATTGAGTACGTCGTCGCGGTGACCCCATAGTTGTAGTACAAAATGAGGCCACCAGCACCCCCGCCACCGGAACCGTAGTGGCCTGAGCCGTTATTCCCACCCCCGCCGCCGCCTCCGGCGAGCAGGAGCAGGTCAATGTTTCCAGCGCGATTGAAGGTCACCGAGTAGCCCTGCGAGGGGTCGTACTCAAAAACGTGACAACGGTAAGTCACTCCGGTAATGGTTTCCTCTTCACCGTTCGCCACGAAAGTAAACGGAGTCAAGCCACCAACCTGTGAGTTGATATAGGCACTTGGGCCTACATCTCCACCCGCCACCGTGAGCAGGTTATTGAATGGTGAGCGAAGTCGATCAATCGCCATTAGGAAATCTCCGATCCGAACAGGGCGAACGTGAAGTCATCATTCGATGCAGCCACGCGCAGGTACTTGTTTGTCGCGTCCAGCGTCAAACCAATAGTGAGGGCAACAGTTTCTTTGGCTGCCGCCAAATCGTTGAAAACGAGAATCTTTGAGTTGGCTGGTTCACCGCTGTTCGCCGTGTCCAGCGCGACCTTGTAGTAGCCAGCAGAGTTCCCACGGTTGCAGATCACAAGGCTAGAGACGACCGTTGCCGTGGCAGACGGGCATGTGTACAGCGTCTCCCACTCAAAGCCCGTCACCGAACCACCACTTGAGGCCGAAGTTACGTCCGAGTTGATCGACTCAAACGTGAACGTCGTAGTTGTCGGCGCAGAAACAACCGTGTGAACCCCATCAAAGGATGAGTCGGCGGGTGACAGGATCACGCTCACCTGACTGCCCACTTGCAGGTTGTGTGCCGCGCTCGTCGTCAACGTAGCGACGTTGCTCGTCAATTCCTTATTAGTCACCGTCAGGGATGACTGGCTTGTGGCTACTTGCCCAAGCACTTTGTAATCAGTAGCCACTTGTCAGGCTCCCATCAGCAGTAGAGGACTGAACCCAGCCGAAGCCAGATCTTCTTGCGTAGCGGCATCATCAACAATGTCTGCCGTATCCCTGTTTTTCGTCTCAGGCATTTCCTAGTTCCTTCTTCTCACTTGATGCAATACCCGTCTTTTCAATGAACTCAGGCAAAAAGCCAGCCTGATGAATGGCGTTCAGTTGCGCCCAATCAACCTTGCCCTGACCAATGGCCTGCAACTCCGCTTGACGACCAAGGCGTGCCTGCCAGTAGGCAGGCTGCGCCGCCTCCAACTCGTCGTAAGTGAACTTGTGTGGGAACTGGTCGTACATATCAATCAAGTGGTTCATCTCACGCAGAGAGCCACGCTCCTGCAACTTGCCCTCTTCCAAGTCCAGTTCCTTGATCTGCGCCTCAAGGTGATCGACCTCATCGTCGGATTCCTTAAGCCGAGCAACCTCAATCTCAATCTGTTGGCGGCGTAACTTGGCACGCTTCCACGAGAAGATCGCTGCACGCAGTTCCATGCACACCTGCTGGAAAGCCATTTCGATTGTGTCGTGCTGACCAAGCACGAAGCGTTCCAGTTGGAAGCGGCTCCGTGGCTGGATGATTTCCTCAATGGATTCCAGAATGTCTGGGCGGTCGTCGATCATACGTCCCAGAACCCCGCTCCGTTTCGGTGAGAATCACTCATGCCACCGTCTGCGGCGTTCGCGCCGCCGTACTCACCCGAGGGAGAGAGGTAAGCGTTCACATAAGTAGAGATGTAATTGGTGGTCGTAGCGAACTCAAATGTTTGGACATAGTTGCGCTCGTCACCGTTCCAGCCACCGGCCCACATGCCGTGCGTGTCAAACGACAACGGGACAGGACTTTGTATGGGTGAGAGAATGTAGCAAACCGTGGAACCCGACGTACTGGGGTAAGGATGCCGAGTGATGCTTTGGCTGGTGAAAGTGTTATCACCAGCCGTGAAAGCGCCTACCGCCTCCTCAACGACGGTTCCCGCTTCACGGCGAGCCGAACCTTGATTAGCGGCGTGCGACCAAGTATCCGTACTCATATCAAGCATCATCCATTCATCTGCATTGTTCGCACCGTCGTAGCCGCCCCACGAGTATCCGGTGTTGTTTGCGCGATGATGAAAAAATTGCGTGCTTGAACGGTTGTAATTGGCATTACTTATCGTGGAGAAAGTGTCCGTTGCGAAAGCAACCTTGTCGGCGGTTTGTAACTGAGTACTCGTAGATCCGTTACACGAGTAACCGTTCGCGCCACGCTCCCAAAAAACCGAGTGGTTATCTCGCCCCCGCCACGGTGTAGACGAAGAAGAAAGATCACTCCATGTGCTTGTGGAGTAGTCGTACTTCTGCACATCGTCGCTGTAATTAACGGCGTTCATGTCGCCGTTACACAGGTAGCCAGCGACACCCTGATTACTGCAACCCCGCGCCTGATAAACAGTCACGGGAAGAGGTGTCCCAACAGACCAAGTGCGAGCGGTAGCGAGATACTTGTCGTTTGTGAGATTAAGACTGCCGCCCCGATCTCTACCACCCATGACGTAACCAACTTGGTCAAACCATGAGGGGACAGACCCAGCCGTCGAAGTCTCCGCACCGACTAGTCGAAGAGCGACCGACGTATTTGGCTCCAACGCTTCAATACCCACGTTGTCAAAGTTCGCTGCACCGACAACGAAATCCGTGCCGCTACCCTGATTAAGACTCGTAGAGCCGTCACTCAACACAACATTCACGCGAGGCGACGCGCTCACCTGCACGTTGCCGCTCGTCTGTCCCACCGTGAACGTGTGAGTTCCAACATCTGTCAGGATCTTGGACAGCAGGAACGACCCGTCAGCGTTCTTCAACCGCTGGATGCTCACTAGGAAATCTCCAATCCGCTGATGTGGAAGTTCACGGTCGTAGCCGAAGCCAAGCCCGTGATCGTGTTGGTCGCGTCAAGCACCTGCTTGACCTCCCAAGTGATCGAATCATTCGCAGCCACGGTCACATCATTCGCAATCGCAACGCTGTTCAACTCAAGGTCAAACGTCGCGTCAGCGGCAGCGGTGTTCGCCACCGTGATCGACGTAACCAGCGTCTTAGTTGCAGCGGGAACCGTGTACAACGTGGCACTACTGGTCGAAGCAGCCCCACGGAACAATGCCGTAAATGTGTTTGCCATTATCTATCTCCTCAGAGTCCCAACAGGGCTAATGCTTCAACCGAAGTCAATTCAGTTTTAGTCGCATACGTTGTTGACGCGCTCGTCTGCGTCAAGAACAACGCATCCGCTTGCGTTTGCGTGTACGTGTTTGCCACTTGAAAACTAGAAAAAGCGCAAACAATCAGGTAATCATTCAAGGCCGCGCCAGAAGCCAAGGTGATAGTTCCTGAATCCGTAGTCGTGTAGTCATCGCCGGGAGCCAGCAAAACACCATTCAGGAATACCTGCTGTAAACCGATGCTGTACGCAAGAGTGACTCCGTTATTGTCAGCACCCGTGAAAGCCGTTTGAGCGGCAGAAGCCGTGTACTCAAACGTAACCAAACTGACAACACTCGCAGCCGACGCAGCCAACCAGCCAGCACCGTCATACACACGCATCTCTTGAGCGGTCGTGTCGTAGTACAACGCACCAGTAATCAGAGCATCCCCATCGTTGTCGGTGCTGGGGGCTGAACTTTTCTGGCCGAGATAGCGGTCATCGAACTGGTCATACGACGCGGCAGCAGCCGCAGCAGAGTTCGCAGCACTTACCGAACTGGCAGCAGCGTTCGTCTCGCTAGTCGCAGCGTTCGTAGCAGAAGTCGCGGCATTAGTCTCAGACGTTGCCGCGTTTGTGGCTGACGTAGCCGCAGCAGCGGCATCAGCAGCCGTAGAAATAACGTCAGCAGCCGTTGAAGCGGCATCAGCATTTGTTAAAACAACGTCAGCAGCGGTAGCCGTCTCCGAAGCAGCGGCGTTCGTTTCGCTCACAAGGGCGGCGGCGGCAGAAGCCGCGCTCGCAGCCGCGCTTGTTGCAGAGTTAGTGGCCTGAGTAGTCGCCTGCGCCAACTGGCTAGTCATGGCAGTCTCAGCCCAGTTCTTAGTCGCAGCGTCCTGAGCGTCAGTCGGATCAACCATGTTTGTGATCTTGTAAGCGCTGCTCAGATCAATGTTTTCAAGCACCCTGGGGTGAGCGGTCGTCGCACGCCATCCGTTAGTAGACGAGTAGATGTAAAGAATTTCCTCGTCGGTAGCGTAGTAAGCCTGACCGACAATAAGGCTAGTAGTAGGACGGTTTGCTAATGTCCCAATATCAATATGCCCATCAAGAGCGTTAACGTGAGTGTTAGCCTCACGAGCATCAGTAGCAGTAATGACATGCTCAATAATTGACGCATCACCATGAGACTGCGCAGCGGTATCGTCAGCGCCCCGCTGCAAAACAATAAGATCCGTGCCGTTGACAGAAGAAATAAGGACTTTTTCCTCATTAGGCTTCTGCCGATTAATAACAGCAAAAAACGGGCCTACGTTTCCAGTCGGCCACCC